ACTAAAGTTGCAGTTAAACATGCTGGTATTAATATTCTTTCTAAAATAGTATTAAAAGATGAGGTAGATATGTCAGTTGATGTTTCAGAAACATACACTGTAGTTATCACTAAAAAAGATGGTTCAAAAATGGAACTAGGCAAGTATAATACTCCTGCTGAGGCACAAAGATATGTTGACCAATATGGTGCAGGTGCTAAAATTAAAAAAGAAGAACTTCAAGGTCAAAAAGAAAAGAACAAAGAAGATATAGACGAAGGTAAAATGTCAGACATTGACGCTATGCAAAAAGATGGTGCCTCTGCTAAAGACATTGCTAAAGCATTAAAGATTTCAGTAGCAACAGTTAAAGACATACTAGGAGAAGAAAAAGATTTAGATGAAGCCACATTTGATGAGGCATGTTGGGACGGATATAAAAAAGTCGGCATGAAAAACAAAGGTGGTAGACAAGTACCTAATTGTGTACCTGATAAAGGTGGCAATATTCCAAAAGAAAAGAAACAAGAAGACAAGCAACAAAACAAAGAAGATTTAGAAGAGTCTTTTAGTCCTGCTATGTTACAAAAATTAAAAACAGAATTTGGTCCTTTAAAAGGCAAAACTATTACAGCTGCTAGAGCAAAACAGTTGATGAATATTTTAGACAAATTAAAAGATAAAGATTTAGAAACTTTAAAAGGTGCAGGTATACCTTTTGTTTCTGGTGGTGCAATGTCTAAACTGTCAGTAAGAAAAATGAAATTCAAAGTAACTACAATTACTCCTTTCGGAGAAGAAACAATTGAAGAATCTTATACAGTAAAATATGTAGACCCTTTAAATAAAAAGAACTTACGTATGAAACATGCTGATGAAAAAGACGCTCAAGATATGATGGATAGATTAAAAAAAGCTGGCGTTAAAGATATTAAAGTCGTAAAAGAAGAAGACGCTTACGATAAAGATGATGAGAAACCAAAAAAACCAAAATCTAAACCTAAAAAAGAAGATACTCAATCAGGTGCAAAAGCATTGATGGATAGAATAATTAAAAAGAAATTTACAGAGGCTAAATGGGAAATTGAAGGCACATTAAGTTACAAAGGTATAGGAAGTTATGATAATTTTCATATGGTAATTGACGCTGCTAATAAAAAAGCCGCTGAAGATAAAGCGTATGAAGAATTAGATAAAGCAAGAGCTAGAAAAAAAATAGGACCAGGTGGTGGAGGAAGAGTTGAGGATGCCGATGTACAAGAGGTTAATCAAACTAACGACAAACTACAGGCACCAACAACTTTTAAGGGAGGAAATTAATGAGTTACTTAAAGAACAAGCCAAACTCTCTAGAGGACATGGCAAAACAAATGCAGATTCACACTAACGAATCTGATTATCAAGATAAATTTAAAAAAGAATTAGACAAGTCAGGCAAAGCAGGTATTGGTTCAATGACACCTAAAGAAAAGAAAGTTTTCTTTAATAAGATTGACAAAATGCATACAGCTAAAAATGAAAAAGTAAATGAAGACAGCGACCCTTGTTGGGATAGTCACAAACAAATAGGTATGAAAACTAAAAATGGTAAACAAGTACCTAACTGTGTACCAAAAGAAGAACATTCTGTATGGGAAGCAGCTGCTGAAGACAAAGAAAAATTAGAAAAAGAAGCAAAGTATTATAAGACAGAGTCAAACATTCCACCTATTGATAAAGAAAATAAGCCTGGTGTTAAGATCGCTAAGATTAGAGCAATGAAAGGTGACGACAACGAAAAGAAAGAGTCAGAGATTGATAAACTTAAAGATCAAAACGCATTATTAAAACAAAAATTAGAGAACGAAAAACACAAGGCAGTTAAGCCAGCACCTAATAAAGAAACAGGAGAAGTACCTCTTTCTATAGGTATTGCTTATAAACATCTTAAAGATAAGATGAAAACAGAAGCTGCTAAGTATAAAAAAGAACAAAAAAAAGATGAGACTCAAACTAGAGATAAAGAAATGGCAGAGCCTAAAGGTAAAACTGATACAGGCCAGCCTAAAACTCCAGTTGAAATGAATCCAAAAATTAATCACTCGTTTTAGGGAGAATATAGATGGCGTGGGTAACAGTACCAGGTACTAGTAGCATTTGGCAATATGAAAATACTGCTACGGCCTCTAATACATATTCAGACTCAGCCGCCGGTGCTAACTCAACTATATCAGGTGGAATAAGAACATATACTAAACCAGGCACCAGTAGTACTGTAAAAACTTATATCAGATGTAGGAAAACAGGAACAACTGTTGAAAGAGGAGAATTATCCAAAACCTACTATGATGGACAATAAAAAAACAAGAATATATTGTGACATGGATGGTGTCCTTTGCGACTTTGTAAAGGGTGTTGAGAAACTACATGGTGTAACTATTGATAAATGGTCATACGGAAGTAAGACCGAAAAGTGGGCTAAAGTAAAAGCAACAACTAGATTTTGGCATACATTACCATGGCATACCGGTGGTAGACAACTCTGGTCTTTCATATCAAAGTATAAGGCACACATACTATCAGCATATGTAGAAGAAAGTTTTGATCCTAACTGTATACCAGGCAAGACACATTGGGCAAGAACAAATTTAGGCATACCAGGTAACAGAATTAATCTAGTTAAAAGAATACAGAAACAAAATTACGCAAGGGTCATGGGCAGTCCTGCCATTCTAATAGATGACTATAAGAAAAATACAGATCAATTTAAAGCAAGAGGTGGTATAGGCATACACCATACGACAGTAGGTAACACTTTAAGAGAGTTAAGATCGTTAGGTTTCTAACTTATTTCCGTTATAAATAGTGTTAGTTATAACAACAAAGTTAATTAATTAATTAAGGAGAAAACAATGGCTTTATGGGGAAACGATATTAAACCCAAAAACTTGACCGACGCCGAGAAGAAGGAAGTATACGCTACTGCTTCAGGCTGGGTTAGAGAAGCGGGTTCGATTCTTTCAGGTAATGATAATACATCAGCTACACCAGAAGTTTTGGTTGCAGTTGGTCAACTTGCTACTAATATGGGTGCAGGTGATATCACTGAAATAGAATTTATTACGACAGCATTTGATAAATCTGCTGGCGGAACACTACAAGTAAGAGTAAGATTTAACGAAGACGTAACTGTAACAGGTACACCACAATTATCAGTAACAAATGGTAATCAAGGTTCTGGTTCAGGTAGAGGTCCTCACGTATTATCTTATGCTTCAGGATCAAATACTAATGAATTGGTATTCAGTTTAGTAATAGGAGCTGCTTCAGTAGCTACTAACGCTGGCGATATACTAACAGTTGGTACTAACGCAATGGCACTTAACGGTGGTACAGTAAAAGATAGAGGTACGGCAACGAACTCTACAATTACTAACGCTTCATCAATAGGTACTGCTGCTGGTTCAATTACAGTTGTAGCATAATAAACAATTTTGAATAAACTTATATAATTTACTAGTAAAAAAGGAAACAAAAACATGGCAAACATAACTAAAATGCACCTAGAAAACTCTGATGATTTCAACAGAGAAGCAGGTGGAAAAATAACAGCTACAGTTACATTCAATGAAGATGTGATAGTAGCAGGCACACCAGTTATCAATTTAACTTGTGATATGTCGGATGGTCCTGCTGTAAGTGCAGGCAATGAAGCTAGAGTACAATGGTTAGAGTACGTATCTGGCACAGGCACAGACGAACTATTATTTGAATACACTTTAGCGGCTGATGATGTTAAATCAGGTCAAGAAGGTGATAAAATTGGTATCGGAACAAATGCAGTAGCATTAAACGGTGGTACAATCAAAGACAGAGCAGGCGCAGACGCTAATATAGACAATAGCCAAGCACATGCAGACGCTTTTGGTATATTATCTGTTTACGCTCCAGCATAGTAAACATAATTAATATAGGGGTCCTAAAAGGCCCCTATATAATAGTAACAATTGATGTAGTCAAATGGCTACAGTAGCATTCCCGAAAGGGTTTTAAAAGGAGAAAAAATGGCAGACAAAAAAGTAACACAATTAACTGATCTAGGCGACGCTCTAGATACAGCAGATTTATTTCACGTAATAGATGACCCGAGTGGTACACCTATTAACAAAAAGATTTCAGCTGAAAATGTATTCAACAATATTCCAAGTTGGATTGCATTGAAACAAACAGCACAATCAATTACAGCAAGTGGTTCAACACAAGCAGCTGATCTAACTTCAGCAGTGACTTTGATTGACGCTACATCGGCAACAGCACCAACAACACTAGCGGCTGCTTCAACAGATGGACAAATTAAAACAATTTTAAATGCGTCTACTGGTGGAACAAATGCAGTGACAATTACACCAGCAAACTTTAAACAAGGTACAACAGTTACGTTAAACGCTCCAGGTGAGTCAGTGACTTTGATTTACAAGTCTAGTTTCTGGTATGTACTTTCAGGTGAGGGTCACGTAGTAGCTTAATATATAATAGGAGTATATAATGGTAATTGATGAAAAATTATTACTAGAGGAAAAAGAGAAGTTAACAAAAGAGTTTAATGATCTTGCCTCTAAAATTAAACAGGTTGAATTGAATGTTGGTACTATGAAAGCAAATTTAAATGCAATCAATGGTGCTATACAACAAACAGACAATCTTTTAAATAAGGTAAACGAACAAACAAATGAAAAAATTTAAATCATTCATAAAAGAAGAAGATTTAAAAGACTTTGAGGAAGATTGTTTAGCAGGCAAAAAACCTGTTAAACAACCGACCGAAGAAACAGAAAAAAAGGAAACTAAAGAAGATGAAAACATTTAAGAAGTACTTAAACGAACATGCTTATAACGGTGGCCAAGTAGGTGTTGCTACTTCAAATTCAGTTGAAGATGGTAGCATTGGTGTTCACAATATACATGATCCCGAAGTTTTAAAAAGAGTAAATGCTTTTGTAGGATCAATAGGTGAAAGAGAATACATTAAACCAGGTTTTGCAATTGACGAGCTGAGAACAAAATTATCTAAAATAGGATTAGAAGTTAGTCCTTGTGCTATGGATGGTGACAGCGGAACAGTTAATTGTGAAGTTACTGCTCACGGCGGAAGATTTGGTAAAGATATAGATGGTTCTGATATTAATGATGATGGTATATCACACAAAAAAGAGGGTGGCCTTAAACTAGAGGTTAAGTACGAAACATTAAAAACAGGAACATCAAAAGTCTACGCTAAATTAGTATAGGCTATAATGTTCAAAGAAATAACCAAAGAAAACTGGTTGCTTTTTGCACAGCATAATTATGATAATCCTACTCTAGAAGACGAGAAGGAATTCTATGAAGATATTAAAAGAATAAGATATCTAAAAAGGTTATTTCGTAAGTATAGTGTAACAGGTAAACTAAAAGTTAGATTAGTAGTTAATCACTTGATAGTATTACAAAACGTATTCGGAGTTGAATGTGCCGTTTCACTATTACTGTTTAAAATAGATAGTAAATATTGGGGAATATTGAAATCGTTTTTAGAGTACCTTGAATACTTATATCCACACGAGTTAAAAAGTATTGAAAGAGATTCTGAAATAAAAAGATTGTTAGAGGAACTATAATGAATAGAGGTGTAGATTTATTAATAACATATAGAATTGTCAAGATGTTATCAACACCATTTAAAAAGCAAGACGCTTTTAAATACGGTATCATTGACGACAAAGGTAAAGTATTAAGAAAGTTTAGAACTATCACAAGTCCAAAAGAAAAAAGAGCATATACTTTACTTCATAGATTTGTATTTAATCTAAAAAGACTACTAGCTAAAGCAGGAATTAGAGGTGCTTTAGGTTCTTTTGCAGTTGCAGCCGCTCTTTTATTTAAAGAAAATAAAGAGGCTAAAAAACACCAATTGGTAATAGAAGCCGCTGTGGTCACATACTTAAAACAAACAGATCAGTATGATTCTATGTTATCAGAAAACATAAATATACCAGAAATACAAGAGACGCCAATTATGAATTGTTTTGGTGTTGACGTGTTTGAACAAAACGGAGAATTAATAAGCGAGTACGATTATGACAAAACATTATAAAGCAATGATGGATGAACTCATCAATAAGATGGACGAAGACGCTCCAACTAACGCCACAGGTACGGCCGTTGCAGGTACAGGTGATGACAATACAGTACATGCTTTAACAAAATCACATAACAAATATAAAAGGGATAACTTAGCTACAGCAAAAGGATATGTTGGTTCTGTTGTACCTTTATCAGCAAAAATTAAAGAAAGCGATGACAATAATAATGTAGTATTAAAAGGTGTACTAGATAAAATTGATAGTATAGAAATTAAGATAGATGAAATGACAGAAACACCTACGGAGATTGTTGAAGAACAAGAACCACAATACAAAACATTTAGAGACAAATACAATGCTTAAAAATTTAAAATCATTTAAAGAATATTTTACTGGACAAATATCAGGTAGTTTTAAACCACATATGATGTATGATCCTAAAACTGGCGACAGTAAAATGGCAAACAAAGAAGCCGATCATTTAGCACTAAAGAAAAAAGGTTGGGGTCACAAAAAAGAATATGTAGGTGGGTCTATCGGTGGTCAAAGAGGACCAGGTCTAGGAAATTTTAGACCAATGGCCAGTATGAAAAAACAAGAAGGCACAGCATTACATGGATACCTAATCAAAGCAGGTATTTTAAAAAAATAAGGAGACAAATGGAACATATAGATTTAATAATACAGCTAGCGACAAAATTCTGGATGTGGACTGTATTGATATCACTAATTTTAATTGGTGCAATTATTAACTGGTCAGACAGAATACATTTAAAAGGCAAAGATAGAAGATTTAAATATGATGAAATGCCACATATGAAACCTATATTAATACCAACTAAAGGAAAAGGTTTTTGGGGTGGTATATTATTATGGTTATTAACTGTAAGAACATGGCAGTTAGCAAAAGATTTTAAATACGAACTAGACGGAACAAAGTATATTATACCGGAAGGTTTTGTATTTGATGGTGCAAGTGTACCAAAATTTTTAGCCTCGTTTTTATCTCCAGTAGGTGTTTTACTTATTGGTGGTTTAGTACATGATTATGCCTACAAGTATACTGCTTTAAGACAGCAAGGTACTAGTAAAGGTGCAATAACATTATTAGACAAAGCAGAAGCAGATAGAATATTCAGAGACATTAATATAGAGGTTAACGGATTTCATCTACTAAACTATTTAACTTATTGGGTATTAAGAGGTTTTGGTTTTGTAGCTTGGAACAAACACCGAAAGGTGAACGCAAAAATAAAATAAGGGTATAAATGACATATCAAGATTTTAAAAACGACACTATAAAAAAAGGGAGAAAACACATGAATTGGATAAAAGGAAGACTAACAGAGATATCATCATTACATGGTGGTGCTTTAATTGCAATGGGACTTGTTGTTCTATTTGCAGGACCATTTGCTAAAATGGCAGCTTGGGCTGCTATTGCATACGGAGTATGGGCAATCTGGAAAAAAGACTGATTGATAATCCATGGGAATTAGATTATTTTTTATAGGCATAATACTAAGCGCCCTTTTGGGCGCTGGTGCCTATGTTATGAAGTTACAAAAAGATAACGCTATCTTAAAAGGTAATGCTATCAAAATGGAGTCAGCAATTGCTGATCAAAAGAATTTAATTGAAAGTCAAAAGAAAGATTTTCAAGAAATACTAGACGCTAACAATAAGATGAACGAGTTAGTAAACGTATTAAAAAAAGATTTAGAAGACCTTGATAAAAGGTTTAATAAAAAGAATAGAGACGTTGGTAAATTAGCCATAGCTAAAACAAAGTCTATTGAAAGAATAACAAACGGTGCTTCAGCACTTGCTACAAGATGTATTGAGATCGCAAGTGGATCACCTTTAACAGAGGAAGAAAAGAATGCTACGAAGAAGTCACAAATTAATAGTGAATGTCCTTCTATCGCTAATCCTAATTACGTTCCTTACTAGTTGTAGTAGCGTAAAGAAGTTAAGCATATTTAAAGAAGAGGTTGCTAGGGAAAAACTCAATTTGAACACCCCTACACCACTTGAATTAGAAAATTTAAGATGGATTATAATCACTTCGGAAAATTCAGATGAAGTATTTAAAAAGCTAGAGGAACAAGGCATAGATCCTGTTCTATGGGGACTTACAGATAAAGATTTTGAACTGCTAGCAAAGAATTTTGCACAAATCCGTAACCAATTGGTAATAACCAATAATTTACTGGATAAATATAAAGAATATTACGAACCAAAAACAGATGAAAAATAGACTAGACATATCGGACAATACTGCTATCAGCATGCCAATGAGGAATTTATTATCCATAGTGGCTGCCGTGGCTGTCGGAGTGTGGGCTTATTTCGGAGTTTTAGAACGTATCACAATGTTGGAGACCAAAAGCACACTTGCAGAAAAAGATTTAAATCAGGCAATAGAAACAATAGGTGCTGATTTAGAAAAGAATACAGAATTTAGAATTAAATGGCCAAGAGGAGAAATGGGATCATTACCTGCCGACTCGGAGCAATTTATGTTGATTGAGCATATTGCTGGACAATTAGAAGCTATACAAAAGAGTATGGAAGATATGATGAACAATGGTGTCAACATTAAAAGATTACAAGAAGACGTAAAAATTTTACGAGACGATGTAGAAAAATTAAAAGATAGTAATAGAAATATTATCTA